AGCATTTTGGAGGTTGGCTCTGAACAGTTACAATAAAATATAAAATAAAAGATAAGTTTTAGAATGAAATTCGACAAAGGGAATTAAAAAAATTCTCTTGCCGAATTTCTTTTTATATATGGCAAGAAAAGAAAAGCGTGCAAGAGTGTAAAAAGCTCTTGCGCGCTTATTTTATTTCAAGAGAAAGGAGCGGGAACGGTGGCAAGAAAATACAAAAGATTGCGCTATGAAGATAGGCAAGTAATAGAGGAAATGAGCCGGGCGGGCAGCAGGGTGGTGGATATTGCAACTACTTTAGGAGTACACCGGGATACGATTTACAAGGAGTACGCCCGCTGCGGAGCAACGCCGGATACATACAGCGCAGAAAAAGCACAGGAAACTTTATAAATCAAAATAACAAAAGAGAGGCAAAGAACATGAAGAAAGTAGATTTTAACAAATTACAGGCAGGGGACTTAGTGAAAGTACCACGCACACAGTTTGCACCTATGCGTAGTGGTTGGAACGGCTGGCTATTCAGCGAGGCAGTAGTGATAAGAAAGGGAGTAGGGAGAAAAAGCAAAAAGAATGTAGCTGTAGTGGAAATGAGAATACCAGCAGGGAAGAACAACTACGGAACTATAGAGGCTACATTTTACGCAGAGAATATTTTTGAAACACCAGCAGTGGAAAACGCAAGAAACATTTTGAAGAATTACGAAATAAAGGACACAGAGAGTTTTTACAAATTCATTGAGCGGGACGATGTAACGGGCTGTGATTGGATAAGATTTTTAATAGAAAAAGGCTTTTTGTTTAATGAATAAGCGGCAATGAGCCGCACGAGTGCCGTTAGTTCAGTTGGTTAGAGCAACCGCCTCATAAGCGGTAAGTCATGGGTTCAAGTCCCATACGGCGCATTGAAAGCAGGAACGTGGCAACCTGCGACAGCGTGGCAGCAGGCGAACAACTACACGCTGGGTGCTGTGAATTTGGAGCAGTGGGCACGCCAGCTAGAGAGCGTGTGGACGGTCAACAGGTTTTAGGCAACTTTTTAATGTGAAAAGGGGCAACACAGCATACGAAGCCACTACAGGAGCGTGGGCAATATGAGAATAAGAGCACCGCCGGGAAGAGAGGAAAGTATGGAACGCACAAAAGATTTTTATAACGGCATGAATTATGCAAAAAAACAATTACAGCAACGGGAACATGAAAGACGCAGAAGAAAAAGATATTTCATTAAGCAGAAATTATGCGGGATTGCGACATTTGCGGTGTTGGTAATTGCAACACTGTTTGCACCTCTTTTGGATTTGGATATTATCACGATTTCAGCATTTTTCATGCCGATAGCATTATCACTTACCTTTAGCAAGGAAATGTGGATAATGGACACTTATTATTGGGAAGTAAAAGAAAGAGAGGAAAAACGTGAGCAGCATGTACATAAGAAGCCAAGACAGAGAAAAGCTGTATAGGTTGGGTGGAAATTACGCATGTGTGGAGTATGGAAGTGCAACAGAAAGAGCCAAAAAGGGGCAAGAACCAAAAGAAACACACAGTATTTTTATTTCTGACGGAGTGTTAGAAGAAATAGGAACATACGAAACAAAAGAGCGGTGTTTAGAGATTATAGACGAAATACAGAAAGTAAGCGTTTCTTATTTATATTCAGAGGGTAGCCCCGGATTTTTAAAGGGTGCGCCAGCATTTCCACCATTTGCAGCGGAAATACCAAGAATATACGAAATGCCAGAGAAATAGGAGAAAAAGCAATGAAAATTAAAATTATACAGCATGTACCAACAAAGCCAAGCCCGGAAGTAGGCAAGGTATACGAGGTAACAAAAATAAACAAGAGAAGCAACAGGCAAGGCGGCACAGTATATTTTGTAATGTGTGAGGGCGTAGAGGTGGGCGTGCTTGAAAGAGAAATGAGGATTGTAGAGGATGGGGCTGTAGAAGAATGACATTAGAGCAATTCATAGAGCCAATACACAACATAACAAGAATACGCATTGTTAAAGGCAAGGGTAGCAGGTACGAAACCAGTGAGGCAGACGTATACATAGGCTGGCTGGGAATATTGCGGGAAGATAAAAGCCAGATCAGTAAAGAAATATGGCAGGCAGAGATAAAGGATTTTGCAGTAGTGCCGGATATTCGGCATAAGGACTGGCAAAAGCTGGGGTTAATGAAACCATTAGAGCCGGGAGAACACCCGCAGTATAAATTTAGTGATTTGACAATGACACTGTATTACACATTTTGCATATAAGAAACGAGGTAAAAAAGTATGAGTGAAGCAATGGCAGCAGTAGAAAGAGCTGTACGGTTTGGAATTAAGATTAACAAAAACGAAGAGGACAGCAACAAGCGGGTAACGTACCTGTATGATGCCGTAGGTATGATACCTGCGGTAATGGATTTTGTAGAGGGTGCATTTAATTATGGTAGCTGGGGCAATGTGGAATTTGTAAAGAACAACTACCCTTGCATGGTTAAATTTGACGGCACAGAGGATTACAGATTAAACCCGGACAATTACGAACTGAAAGAGGACGGGACAAAGAGCAATATTACAGATATTTATTATGCGGGTAATGCAATGGCTGCATTTAAGGGCGGATGGCTGTGCCAGTACGAAACAGCTACAGACGAATATATCATTTGGAGCAATGTAAAATTTGATGATTCATACAACGCATACCACAGAACAGGAAAAGACGGCACATTAAATGCCGGATTCTACAGACACATTTATACGCCGTCACTGGTTGGCAATGCAGCCCGTAGCCTTAGTGGTTGTCAGACTATCGGAAATATGACAGCGGAGCAGGAAAACGAGGCTTGCAAGGCAAACGGCGATAAGTGGGCTATGAGTTCATGGTGGGAATGGAATTACATTATTTGCCTGTTAAAGATTATGGCAAAAACAGACGATTTGCAGACAGCCTACGGAACAGGAAACAGCAGAACCGGGCAGCCAGCGAATACAGGTACATTAAACGGCAAAGGGCAGTTTTATGGTGCATCTGATTTTAGAATACAAGTTAAGGTATTCCATACAGAGGCATTATGGGGCGATAAATGGGAGCGTTTAACAAAGCTGATCTGTGCAGACGGAATTGTAAAAGTATTGCCGTATGGAGAGCCGAACTTTACGGGAGAGGGATATACAGACGCATACCGCTATATGTGGAATGATTGGCGTTATGGCTATGTAGATAAAACCGTAATGACACCATACGGACGCTTGCCAATCTCATTTAATGGGACAAGCCATAAATATGCAGCAGACGGCGGGGCAGTAGATACAGAAATTGTGGCTGTGCCTCTTGTGGGCGGCAGCTGCAACGGCGGGCTGGATTGCGGGGCTTACGTGAACTTGAACAACACCGCTGGCAATGCGAACTGGAACATTGCGCCCGGTCTTTCTTGTGAAATGCCTGCGGCTGCGGAGCAGTAAAGGGGGAACGGGGGATTTTTCCCCCGCACCCGGAAAGGAGAACATACAAAAATGAACAATGAAAATTTTGCCGGAATTATGGGAACGGTAAAGCAGGCAGAGGTAACAAGCGGGGTATGCGGATACGACACAGAAAACCGCTATGCAGTGCTGCGGGTATGTGTACCGAGAAAAAGCGGGGCAGAGGATACGGTAATTGTAGCTGCAAAAATAAAGGAAAATGAAAACATAGACGCAGAAGCAATAGCAAGAAATATGGTGGTTGGCAGAGATATTATGGCAACGGGCATTTTGCAGAAAGCCATGAACGCAGAAAGCGGGCATACGGCTGTTTTTATCCTTGCAGATCACGTTGTAACAGTAGGGTTCCCGGAATATCAGAACGGCGTGCAATTAACAGCGGAAATTGTGAATAACCCGGAAGTAAGAGAAACACCAAGGGGAAAACATATAGCAGATGTAATGCTGAAAGTGGAAAACTGCATACAGGGTGGAAACGTACATATCCCATGTATTTTCTGGCAGGAGAACGCCAGCGAGATTGCAAAGTACAAAAGAGGAACGATTGTAAAAATCACTGGCAGATTACAGAGCCGGGAGTATGTGAAAAAGTATTACGGCGATAATAACACAGAATCAGAAGAGAAAAGAACCACTTTCGAGGTATCAGTAGAAAAGATGCAGGTATGGTGGCAGCCGGAAACAGTAGAAAGGAATTAGACACAATGAAAAGCAGAATCATTTTAAACAGAGAACGCACAGCAAAGGCACAGGAAATATCAATACCGATACATGGAAAAGGCGGGGAGCTAGGCATAAAGGCAGTTACTGGGCTAGTGGGGTTGATTGAAACATTGAAAGATTGCGGTACATGTCAAGAGGTACAATCTGTATTTGACGCTATCTGTGGATATAACGCATGTTGTATTAGATGTGAGTTTATTGACGAAAAGGGCGCAGATGAACTTATGGAGTTGGTAAGTATGCTTGCTGGGCAGGAAATGGCAAGATGTAAGAATAGTTGCGGGAAAGGCACAGAATGAAATTTGCATGGACGGAAAAGGATAAAGAGCGGTTTTTTAAGAGAGCCGAAAGGCAATTAAAAGCCGCTGGCATTGATTTTGTGCAGGTAGACCGGGAACAGATAGGTGTAAAAGAGTGGAATGCAGAGAAGCAGACCGCAGGCGCAGTTTATGTATGGCTGACATCATACCCGTATAACCATTTCAGCACAAGGAAACGTGGATTATTAAAAAGGTTGGGAAATTGGGAATGTACAGACCATTTCAAGAAAGGCGGGAGCAAACCAATATATATGCACTCACGCCTTATTTACACCTCATACAGAGAGGAAAAGAAACAATGAAAAGAGAAAGCCCCTACGGTACTGGAATACCATAGGGGCAAAGCTATAAGCCTTAACAATTTGTCTAACAAAAGTATAAATGGCGTATGGCGAAAAGTCAAGGAAATTGCAGGCACAGAGCCTGCCTTTACCACTTGATAAAAGTATTAACTATCCGACAAAAGAGAGGTAAAACATATGCCGTATGTAGAGAGAGTTACAAGAGCAGGAAAGACGATAGAGGTAGAGCGTTACTTTACCAGCAGATACAAAAAGCCGGGCATAAAAAGAGGGGATAAAGTAAAGCCAACCAAGGAAGAGCAGAAAAAGGTTAATACCAGAGCGGCAGAGAGAAAATTACGATTACTGTTAAATGCCAATTTTGGGTATGGAGATTATCACTTAGAACTGGACTACATACGGAAAAAGGGACAGCCGGATAGAAGCAGGGAGCAGATGCGTAAGGACATGGATATTTTTTTACGGGAGTTACGCAAAGAGTGCAAAAAGGCAGGCATAGAGCTTAAATATGTGCATGTTATGGAGATTGGTAAAAGAGGGGCACGCCACCACCATTTAGTTATCAACAAGATTGATACAGAGATTTTACAACGATGCTGGTACAAAGCGTATGAGGGACACAATAGGGTAAAGGTATTCCCGTTAGACGATTCTGGAAATTACGCAAAGCTGGCAAGCTATTTTATCAAGTACACAGATACGCACAGGACAGAGGCAGACGGGGCATTACAGGGCAAGCGTTGGAATTGCAGCAAAAACCTTGTAAGACCAGAGCCAGAAATAAGAATAATTTCAGATCGTGCATGGTTCAAATCAGAGCCAACAGCGATAAAAGGTTACTACGTGGACAAAGACAGCGTGAGCAAAGGCGTACATAGCCCGGAATACTACGGATACGGGTACATGAGGTACACGCTGGTAAAACTGGAATGAAAGGGGTTGATAGTTTGATTGTGATAGCTGCGATTGCAATATTTATGGCAGGCGTGGTTGCGGGCATGGTGTTAATGGCACTTGCAGCCGCTACTAAAAGAAACAATGAGCGGATAGAGAGGGCAGAAAAACATGATTGACAAAATTATTTACTGGTTATTCCAACCGGGGAAAGATTGCAAGCATTGTTGCCTGCGGTGTGAGTATTACGATTTATGCCGTTCAGAAGTAAAACGAGGAAAGGAGCGAAAGAATGAGAAATTTTAGGCTTGACGATGAAAGCGGACATCAAGAGGCATTATTTGAGTGGGCAGCGTACCACATGGACTGTATGCCGGAACTTGAATATATGCACCATATCCCAAACGGGGGAAAGCGAGATAAACGGACAGCGGTAGCACTGAAAAGACAGGGTGTAAAAGCTGGTGTGCCGGATATCTGTTTACCAGTGGCAAGAAACGGATATCATGGGTTGTACATCGAACTGAAAGCAGGCAAAAACAAGGCTACAAAGAACCAAGAAAAGTGGCAAGTATTTTTGAACGACCAAGGGTATTATGCAGTGATCTGTTACGGGTGGCGTGAGGCGGCAAAAGTGATTGAAGAATATTTATTAAAAGCCGACAACGACAAAGCGGCAGCAGTATTACAGGAAATGGGAAAATAAGCACGAAAGAGGTAAAAGTATGAGAGTGATTAGCGTTTTAAATTTAAAAGGCGGCGTGGCAAAAACATTTACGGCAGCAAACGTAGCATATGAGCTTTACAGGAGAGGTTACAGAGTATTGCTAATTGATAACGATAAACAGGGCAATTTAAGCAAAGCGTACAGCAGATACGATGCAGAGAACATAGCACCAGTTACAAAGTTACTGGCTGGGGACTGGTGCAACGTAGACGAACTGATACAGCATACAGACTATGAGGGCATCGACATTGTAACAGCGAATATGTCATTGTTTGGGGCTACATGGAATTTAACCAAAGAGGACAGCGAAAACCAGATTGAAAGATACAAAACACTGGTATATGCCAAAGTACAGTATTACGGAGATTGCACCGTATACGGCAAATACGATTACTGCATCATTGATAACCCGCCAGATATCGGGCTGAATGTTGTAAATGCGCTGGCGATTACGGACGAGGTAATAGTACCTGTAAAGGTGGACGAGGACGCATTAGAGGGGCTGGATATCGTGACAGAGCAGATAGAGGACGCAAAAGCATTTAATCCGGCATTAAAGTTGGCTGGCGTATTGATTACGTCATACCAAAACACAGACGGAGAGGCAGCAGGCGTAGAGTGGCTGGAACAGAACACAGATTTTAATATTTTGGGCATTATCAGATATTCCAAGAAAGTAGCAGAAAACACATTTTTGCGAAAGCCCATTTATGAGTACAGCCCATGTTGTGCAGCAGCGCAGGGATACAAGAAATTTGTAACGGCATACACAGGAAAAGCGAGGTAAAAAGATATGGCAAAGTTTGGCATTAACGATATTCTGAACGCAAAGACAAAGGCAGCCGGGCAGCAGGCACAGGGATACAAAGAAATCTATTTAAGCCCGTATGAGGTAAAGGCAGCCGAAGAGAACACGCATCAGAAGTTAGAGGGCATAGAAGAACTGGCAGACAGCTTTTTACACGTAGGGCAGGAGCAGCCAACGGTTTTGGCAAGGGTAAACGGAGAATACCGCATAATTGACGGGCACAGACGTAACGAAGCAAATAAGCTGAATTTGGAGCGGGGGCATAAAGAGTATGAAAAAGTGCTTTTCCGCTCAAAGGATATGAGCGAGGCTATGTATGAGTTATCGTTGCTGGCTGGCAATGGTTACACGCAGGAGCTGACGGCATACGAAAAAACGAGATTGGTAGAAAGAACCAAGGCGGCACTTATCCGGGCAAAGAAAGAGGACGGATTAGAGATTAAAGGGAAAATGCGTGATCTGATAGCCTCAATGCTGAACGAAAGCAGCACAAACGTAGCACGTATGGAAAGTATCAACAACAATGCAACGCCGGAAATCAAAGAGCAGTTAAAAAGCGGTAGTATTGGGGTAACGGCAGCGTATGAGGCTGCGAAGTTGTCAGAGGCAGAGCAAAAGGAAATTGCGGAGCGGGCAGCAGCCGGGAAAGAGATACGGGCAAATGAAATTGCACAGAAAGTTGCGGAAAAGAAAGCAGCAGAAAAAGCAGATAAGCCGGAAGAACCAAGACCGGGGGACGATTACGAAATAGCACACCCGGAGAGCATTACATCGTTGTGCTATTCATGCCTGTATTATTCGGACTGCAATGTAAAAACGGGGACGTGTCAGAAGTGCGACAAGTACAAGAATAAGGCAGAGGCAGAAAAAACGGACGAACAGCGGTATAGCGAAGAGCAGGACAGAATAGACAGAGAAACAAAAGCGAAGCTGCGGCAGCAGGCAGAAAATGAAAAAATGGAGCATTTGCCAAGCGATACAGAAAAACAGCCAAAGCTACACAGAATAAGATTAGCAAAAATGTCTTTTGAAGATGTGGCAAGCGGTAAAAAGCCGTTTGAGCTGCGGAAGAATGACGAGGGATTTAAACAGGGCGATATTTTAGAAATGGCAGAATACACGAACGGAGAGGAAACGGGAAGAATCATAAAGGCAGAGGTAACGTATATGTTACAGGAATATGCAGGACTTGCAGAGGGGTACTGCATCATGGCAATTAAGGTAATGGGTATTGTGTCCGAAACGGACACCAAGGGAGTAAAGCATGATAGAGGATAAAATAAAACAGGAATATGAATGGCAGCATAGAGAAATGGGACAACCTGCGCTGGATGAATTGTTTAATAAAATCAATGAGGCGTTGGGAATAGAGTTGTGGATATGGCAAAAAACGTATATGGCAATGGGCGTTTACAGACAGATAGGAGCAACAACAGCGGAATGCTTACGGACGCTGCTTTTTGGTAAAACAACACCATTGGATTACTCAAGACCGCCAAGAAGTAAGAGGGAACATTGCGAACGGGAACAGTTAAGGGAAATATATCAAAAACTTAATGAGACAGGGATACAGACAAGACAGGTATTTTGGAACAGAGAAGAAAAGGAGCAATGGCATGAATCACAGACAGTGGAAAAAGAATTATAAAAAGCGATATGGTTATAATCCACCTGTATATATGGACAAGCGAAAGAGAAGAAAGGCAAGGGCGCAGCAGTCCTTGCCTTGTGCTGGTATATCGGTGGAGCAGATAACACAGGCAATGGCAACATTTACAGAGGCAGTATTTACCGCAGCAGGAAATATATGTGATGCGCTGGCACAGATGTTTAGCAGGCAGGCACAGGCATTTAATGTTGCGGCAGAAAAATATAAAGACAGTGAGGCAGGGGCGCATGGGGAATAACAAAGAGATGCAGAGGCAGCAGTATAACAGAACAGTGGCAATGTTGAAACAGTACAGAGATGCACAATTCTTTATACAGCACACAGCGGACGAAGAAAGCAGACAGAGAACAAAAGAGGCAGTACAGCATATTACGGCGGCACTGGAAGAGGTACAGCGGCGCAGGCAGCAGGCAGAGAGAGAGGAAGAGTACACAGCATTACGCATGTATTACATGCAGGGCTATACATACGAGCAGATCGAGAAAGAATTAAACACAGGGAAAGATACACCAAGACGCTGGATTACAGCAGCAGTAAAGGAGCTGGCAGTTATGATTTATGGGATTGAGTAAAGCTGTGCGGAATAGCTGCACAAATTTTGCGGTATATTTGCACAAATCCTGCGGTGGACAGGGAAACGGTGCGGGCGGTATAATACAACTGTTAAGGACGCACGAAAGAACTTAAATGTTTTTTCGTGCGTCCTTTTGTTTTTCATCATACTTTTACCTCCTGCCCAACGCATGAAACCTAGGGCGTTGGGTAAAGAAAGAGGCAACATGAAAGAGTGGGCAGAATGGTTTTATAAATCTAAAGAGTGGACGCAGACAAGAGACGCATACATGGTTGCACAGCATTACTTGTGTGAACGCTGCGGAGAGCCAGCAAAGATTGTGCATCACAAGATATGGCTGACACCAAAGAACATACACGAGCAGAACATTACGTTATGCTGGGACAACTTAGAGGCATTGTGTCAGGACTGCCACAACAAAGAGCATCATGCAAAAAACGTGCGTGCAAAACGATATGCGTTTACGGCTGACGGCGAACTAATCCCCCCCATTCAGAAAAATATTTTTCGCTCACGATAGACCGAGGGGTAACCCTAATTTTACTCTGCAAGGTCGCACATGCGTGGTGTAGAGGGGGTGGGGTGTATCGAAAGGGGTAAAAGAAATGGCAGCACGAAAGGAAAAGAGCAAAGAAGCCAAGATAAAGAGTGAAAAGACAAGATTAAAAGGGATTTTCAAGGACTTAGACGAAAATAAAAAGAAGTTGGTAACGCCGCTGATAGAAAAGGCTGCTTTTATGTCGATAGAACTTGATGAATTGCAGAACGTGATAGAGGAAACGGGCTGGACAAGTGAGTATAAAAACGGAGAGAACCAGTACGGGACGAAGAAAAGCCCGGAAGCAGAAACATACATAGCATTATCAAAGAATTATGCGGCTATCATCAAGCAATTAACAGAGCTTGTACCTGCGGCAAAACGTAAGCAAAGCAAGCTGGCAGCCCTTAGAGAAGAATAGGGCAAATGCCATATAAAAATTATATCTATGAGTACTACGCAAAGATAAGCAGCGGCGAGATCATCGTAGGAAAATGGATTAAAAAAATATTTGAAATCATCATAAACGGGCTACAAACGCAGGAGTATTTTTTTAATGCCAAGGCAGCCAATAAAGCTATAAAATTCATAGAAACATTTTGCCACCATAGCAAGGGACGTAATGATTTAATCACGCTGGAATTATGGCAAAAAGCTATAGTTTCCACCATTTTTGGCATACAAGATGCAGAAAAAATACGTGTTTTTCGTGAAATTTTTATTGTTATCGGACGAAAAAACGGCAAAAGTTTGTTTGCATCTGCGCTAATCGCATACATGGCTTATTTAGAGCCGGAGTATGGACAGGAAATATACTGTTTAGCGCCCAAATTAGACCAAGCAGCCCTTGTATATGACGGATTCTATCAAATGGTACAGGCAGAGGAAGAGTTGGAAGAGCTGGCGAAAAAACGGCGTAGCGATATCTATATTGCAGAGAGCAATACAGTTATCAAACCGATTGCATTTAATGCTAAAAAGTCGGACGGTTTCAACCCGCAGCTTGTTGTATGTGATGAAATGGCGGCATGGAGCGGGGACGCTGGATTAAAGCAGTATGAGGTTATGAAATCTGCTTTAGGCGCACGTAAACAGCCGATGATTTTAAGCATAAGTACAGCCGGATATATCAACGATAGTATCTATGATGAGTTAATGAAGCGTAGTACAAGTTTCTTAAAGGGAAACAGCAAAGAACGCAGACTATTACCATTTTTGTACATGATTGATGATGTGGAAAAATGGAACGATATAGAAGAACTGAAAAAAGCAAACCCGAATATGGGTGTATCAGTAAAAGAGAGTTTCTTTATTGATGAAATTGCAGTAGCAGAGGGCAGTTTAAGTAAAAAGGCAGAGTTCCTTACAAAGTACTGCAATATCAAACAGAACAGCTCTATTGCATGGCTGGAATATCAGACAGTGGAAAAAGCAGAAGTATTAAAAACACTGGAAGATTTTAGAGAGTGCTATGCAGTGGGCGGTATAGATTTGAGCCAAACAACAGACTTGACAGCCGCAAGCGTGGTTATAGAGAAAGAGGGCGTATTATACGCATTTACACAATTCTTTATGCCGAAAAACAGGCTTGAAACCTTGCAGGCAGCAGATGGAGTACCGTATGACATTTTTGTTAAGAAAGGCATTATTACTTTATCCGGGGACAATTACGTTAATTACAAAGACGTATTTAGCTGGTATGTATGGTTGCTGGAAACATACGGCATAAGGGTTTTGAAAATCGGATATGACAGGTACAGCGCACAGTACCTTGTGGACGATTTGAAAAATTACGGATTCCACACAGATGATGTTTACCAAGGCGAAAACCTCACACCTGTAATACGGGAGTTTGAGGGAATTGTTAAAGACGGCGATTTTAAAATTGTAAACAATAAATTGCTACAGTCGCATTTCTTAAATGTGGCATTAAAGCACAACATGGAAACAAGGAAGTTCCGCCCGATAAAGATAGAACAGCGGGCACATATAGATGGTTTTGTATCTGTCATAGACGCAATGACGGTAAGACAGAAATACCACGAAGAGGTAGGGGAATTACTGAAAAACGCCGCATAGAAAGGAGAGTAAACGGCATGAGATTTTTAGATTATCTTTTTCATGGCAAAGAATTAAAAGCCATAGGAAATTATTTTAAAATGCTGAACGGCTACAGTCCGACATTTACCAGCTTTAGCGGCGGTGTATATGAAATGGATTTGACAAGGACAGCGGTAAACAATTTTGCCACTCATTGCAGCAAATTAAAGCCGGAGATTGAGGGCAGTGCCCTTAAAACATTGGAAAAGACATTACAGCATAAGCCAAATTATTTTATGGACACAACAAAATTTATTAAGCGTCTGGCAACGTATGTGGCTGTAGAGCATACAGCGTTCATTATTCCGATAGAGGACGAATACGGGCGTTTATGCGGCTGGTATCCATTGCGTGCCGAACGCTGCGAGGTAATAGAGTGCGAGGGGCAGTTATATTTGCGATACCTGTTTGCAAATGGCAGCTATGGGGCTATTGAGTTTGAGCGTGTGGGGATTATGACAGATTTTGAATATAAAGACGATCTGTTTGGAGAGGATAACAGCACGCTTGCACCCACAATGCAGTTGATACATACGCAAAACGAGGGAATCATAAACGCAGTAAAAAACTCTGCAAACATCCGATTTTTAGCAAAAGTTGCAAACATGCTGAAACCAGAGGATATAAAGAAAGAGCGCAAGCGTTTTACAGAGGACAATTTAAGCGCAGACAATGATAGCGGAATGATTATTTATGATAATAAATTTTCCGACTTGAAGCAGGTAGAGAGTAAACCGTATACACCTAACGCATTGCAGATGCAGCACATACAGGAAAATGTTTGTACACATTTTGGTACGAACATGGATATTTTGCAGAACAAATTTGACGAGAATACATGGAACGCCTATTACGAGGGGAAAATAGAGCCTTTTGCAATTCAATTATCTTTAGTGATGACAAACATGAGCTTTACAGAAAGAGAGCGGGCGTGTGGAAATGCTATTTTCTTTTCTGCAAACCGTTTGCAATATGCCAGCAATGCTACAAAGTTGAGCGTAAGCACGCAGCTATTTGACAGGGCATTACTAAACAGAAATGGCGTAATGGATATATGGAATATGGCGCATGTTGAGGACGGAGAAAAATATTATATCCGCAAAGAGTATACAGAGGTAAGCGAACTGCAAAAAGGCAATGAGCCACAAGTAGTTATACAGCAAGTCCCGCAGGCAGGGGAACAGAACCCACAACCAGAAACGGGAGAAACACAAGACGGACAAACAGAGAAAGAGGGTGTTAATAATGCCAGTTAAAAAAGAACGGGAATACAGAACGCTGGTAACACCACTCACTGCCCAAGTTGCGAGCGATAAGCGCATAAATACAGAATGTTATGTAGAGGGATACGCCACTACATTTAACGTACCGTATCTTTTATATGAATTTGAGGACGGTACAAAGATTTACGAAAGAATTGACGCACACGCACTGGATAATGCAGATATGAGTGACGTTATAATGCAGTACGACCATACAGGCAGGGTATTTGCCAGACAGTCCAACAAAACATTGATTTTAGAGCCAGATGCGAAAGGCTTATTTGTGGCAGCAGATTTAAGTAAAACAGATTTGGCAAGGGGATTGTATCAGGACATTGACGCAGGCATGATAACAAAAATGTCATGGGCGTTTACCGTAGCAGAGGAAAGCTACGACAGGGAAACACACACAAGAACGATTCTAAAAATCAAAAAAGTTTATGATGTATCAGCCGTAAGTATTCCGGCAAATAACGATACTGAAATAAGTGCCCGTAATTTTGCAAATAGGAGTTATGAGCAGGAAAAGCAGGAGTTGCTTAAAAGGCGGGCTATGATACTAAAGATTAAGGCGAGCTTATAAAAGCGAAAATGAAAAGGAGAAAAACAGAGCATGAGATTAAAAGAAATTGAGGCAAGATTAGCAGAAATCAGAGAAGAGCTGAACACCAGAGCGGCAGAGCTTACAGACGAAGAAATGACAGCACTTGAAGCAGAGGTAACAGCATTACAGGAAGAAAGAACCTCTTTGCAGGCGGCAGCAGAAAAACGCAAAAATTTACTTGCAAGAATTGCTGCGGGAGAGCCTACAGGCGGAGCAGGCACAGAACCTACGACATTCAGAAACTTTGCAGGAGCAGGCGGAACGAGTGCAGCAGCAACAGAGCCAGAGGATAAGTACGACACTGTAGCATACAGAAAAGCATTTATGAATTATGTGTGCAGGGGCGTGGTTATTCCGCAGGAGTATAGAGCGGCAGAAAATACTACGACAGCAGACAGCGGCGCAGTAATTCCAACCTCTATTATGAATGAGATTATTACAAAGCTGGAAAGCTACGGCAGCATTTACGCAAAAGTACGCAAGATTAACGTACAGGGCGGTGTATCCATTCCGATTGCAGATTTAAAACCTACGGCACACTGGATTGCAGAGGAAAAGAGCAGCGATGACCAGAAAGCATCTGCAAAAACTTCTGTAACATTCAACTATTACGGCTTAGAGTGCAAAATTTCACAGAGCATTTTAGCCAATGTTGTTACTCTGAAAATGTTTACTGATCTGTTTGTACCTATGGCAACAGAGGCAATGGTAAAGGCTATTGAGATTGCAATTTTCAATGGTACAGGAGAGGGGCAGCCGCTGGGTGTCACAAAGGACAGCAGGGTAACAACGGTTGTTACGCTGACACAGGAAGAGTATGAGAGCTGGAACGGCTGGCACAAAGTAAAAGGAAAAATGAAAAAGGCGTACAGAAACGGCAGTTTTGTTATGAATCAGTCCACGTTTGATACAGGCATTGACGGCATGGAAGATAAGAACGGGCAGCCGATTGGACGTACAAATTATGGAGTGAACGGAGAGGAAACATACCGTTTCATGGGTAAGAACGTGGAAACTGTAGAGGACGATGTATTACCGAGCTGGGACGATGCAAACGAGGGCGATGTAATTGCGGTATTTATGAGTTTCTCTGATTACGTTATCAATACCAACATGGAAATGCAGGTAGTGAAGTGGACAGACCACGATAACAACAAAATCAAAAACAAGTGCTTAATGGTTGTGGACGGCAAGGTAGCCGATGCAAACGGCATTATCTTAGTGAAAAAGGGCGTTAGGTCGGTATAAGGAAAGAGAGGTACAATATGGCACATTTTGATGTAAAAGAGCTTGAAAAGCGGAAAAAGGAAGATTTACAGAAACTTGCAAATGAGCTGGGGTTGAGTGACAGCGGAACGAAAGAAGAGCTTGCAAAGAGAATTGCGGCAGTAGATGCAGAAGAGTCGGAAGAGGGAGAGCCGCAGCAGGGAGAGCCGCAGCAGCCGGAAGTACTGGGAGAAGCAGAACAGGAAACGCAAACGCCGGAAGTGTCCGAAACGGACACAGAAAAAGACGGTGTGAGAGTAACGGTTATTGAAACCTACAAAGATAAACAGGCGCAGCAGACATTTAGACCGGGCAAAGAATTTGTTGTAACAGCAGAACGCGCAGAGGTTTTAGTGGCAGCAGGAGTGGCGAAAATCACAAAGTAGAGGCGGTTTTATGGAAACAATATTAACAGATACCATAAAAAGCAGCATGAGGATTTTAAGCAAATCCGCAGTGATTGAACAGGACATAAACAACAGCATTGCAGCCTGCAAGTTGGATTTACAGCTTGCAGGCGTGGTAAATATCAATGAAAATGATGCGCTTATTATCAGAGCCGTTACGTTGTTTGTGAAAGCAGAGTTTAATTTCCAAAATGCAGCAGATAGATACAGGCAGAGTTATGAGGCGTTGAAAATGTCGCTGTGTCTTGCCGGAGATTACAACACAAAAGAGGGATAAGATGCAGGAAGAAATTACGTTATGTGAGCAGATCAATGACAGCGAGGTAGAGAAAACTATTATTTTCTGTGACGTTGAGAGTATTACGCAAAGTGAGTTTGAGGCAGTAGGGCAAAAGGACATAAAGCCGCAATACAAGTTTTTGGTATGGAGTTTTGAGTACAGCAATCAAACAGAGATTGAGTACAACGGGCAGAGACTGACGGTATACCGAACATACAAACGGAAGAACGAAGAAAAGACAGAATTGTATGCAGAAAAGCGGGTGGGCAGACGTTGAGCAAAGAAGTAGATATAAAAGACCTTGCAACAGAGATTGCAGCCGGGCTTATAGAGTACGACCAGAACGTAGCGGACGAAATAAAAACGATAGTTGATGATGTGGCACAAGAGGGCGTGGACGAACTGAAACAGAGCAGCCCAAAGCTGACAGGAAGTTATAGAAGAGGTTGGAGAAAAAAACAGACCTATGCAGATACCCGCACCAAAAGAAATACTGTGTTCAACAAAACGGATTATCAAATTACACATTTGCTGGAATATGGACACGCAAGCCGAAATGGCGGGCGTGTAAAACCAAGCGTACATATTAAGCCTGTAGAGGAAAAAATGATAACAGAATTACAGGAACGTATAGAAAAGGCGGTGCAGCAGTGAAATTAGAAACAATAATTGACAGGGCAAAAGTAATGGGGCTACCACTTGCAAAAGATGCGTTCCGAGAAACGAAAGAGAACCCGTTACCAGTGCCGCCATATCTTGTGTATATCGTACCGCAGGTAGTAGGGCGTGGAAGTGATGAAAGAATTTTGTTACATGAGATACACGCAGCACTGGAACTGTACACAGACAAAGTGGCAGACGGCAGTTTAGAGAAAGAAATTGAAGAAAAAGTATTATTTGATGTGGATTACACAAAGTACCAAGATACGATTGAAAGTGAGGACATGGTACAGACCGCATACGAATTTACAATTTACGAGAAAGTGAGAAAGAAAGGATAAGGATATGGACAGCGAAAGAATTATTTTAGGCAGTGGAAAACTGTATTGTATGGTTTTTACCGGGGAAATCCCGGAAGATACAGCAATTGAAACAGACACAAACCAGCTTGCACATATCAAGGGTGGTGCATCGTTGGAGTATACCGCAGAAACATATACGGCAAAGGACGATTTGGGCGTTGTACAGAAAACGGTTTTAACCAGTGAAGATGTGACGTTAAAGGCAGGGCTGCTTACATGGTGTGCAAAGACACTTGAAAAATTGTGTGCAACAGCGAGAGTAACCGAAACAGCCAAAAAGAGAACTGTAAAAATCGGTGGAATCAAAAACCAGAACAATAAAAAATACCTCATTAGATTCTTACACGAAGATAGTGAGGACGGCAATATCAGAGTAACGATTGTGGGAAGAAATGAGGCAGGCTTTAGCTTTACATTTGCCAAAGATGCAGAAAGCACAATCGAGCCGCAGTTTAAGGCGCACCCATTGGATAAAGACGGCACATTATTGATTTTTGACGAGGATATCGTTGCAGAAGTGTAAAGAAAAAGCTGCGGGGCACTTCCCGCAGCTAAAAAAGGAGAGTAAAGCATGGCGAACAAAAGCTTTAATTTTGGAAAAATGAAACGAAGTTTTTATACAACGACACTGAAAGACGGCAAAGTAGTAATTGTAAACATGCCAAAGAAAAGCACATTTGAAAAGATGCAGGAAATCAGTGATCTGGACGAAGAGGCAGTGGACGGCAAAGAAGTATATAAAACAATGTTGTCACTTATGGCGGAAATCTTATCTAACAATAAAAACGGGGAGCGGATTACAGCAGAGTATTTGGAAAGCGAAGAGTACGACATTGAGGAAATCGTGGCATACATTAACGATTATGGCGATTTTGTCAATTCGATTAAGAATAACCCAAATTAAAAATGCCGTATTATCCGGGCGGCGGCAGCGGGGACGAGGTGCATTATAGATTAAATACAAAAGGGGAAAAGCTGGTAATTGACTATCTGAACATCACGATATTTGATGTGCAGGAAATGCCAATAGATTTGTATTTATATTTTATGCGAGAGGCAAATATACATAAGCTCATGCAGACGAAAGAGGGCAGAGAGTACTTAGATAATTGCTGGAGAATGGAACAGACAAAGCCGGATAGGAAGAAACTGCGGGAAAAGATGCGGAAAGGAGAGCGGTAGCATGGCAGCAGGAAATATTAAAGGCATTACCATAGAAATTGGCGGCGATACTACCAAACTATCCAAAGCACTTTCTGGGGTAAACAGCTCATGCAGTTCTTTACAGAAAGAATTGAGGGAAGTAGACAAGCTATTAAAACTAGATCCCTCAAATACAGAACTTTTGGCACAAAAACAAAAGATTCTGAAAGAAGCTATAGGCAGCACAAAAGAAAAGCTGGATACGCTGAAAGAAGCGGAAAAACAGGTACAGGAACAGTTTGAAAACGGCGAGGTAAGCGAGGAACAGTACCGGGCACTGCAAAGAGAAATTGCATCAACGGAAATCAAACTGGGAGATTTGGAGCAGCAGGCGCAGGAAAGCAACAAAGAGCTTGAGGGCGTGGCAGATGCAGCGGACGATACCGCAGAAAAAGTAAGCAAGATTGATGCAGCAGCAAATGCACTGGACACTGTGAACAATAAAGCAGGAGCAGCAGCAAAAGCATTAGCCCCGTTGTCCGCAGGAGCGGCAGCAGTTGGGGCTGCATCGTATGCGGCGGCAATGGACATAGATAACGGCTATGACATTGTAATAACAAAAACAGGCGCAACAGGCGAAGCACTGGAAAGTCTGCAAGGCAGCATGGAAAATATATTTACAAATTTACCGATTGACGCAGAAACAGCAGGTACGGCAATCGGAGAAGTAAATACACGTTTCCAGCTCACAGGGGAAGAACTTGAAAAACTGTCACAGCAGTTTATAGAGTTTTCAGAAATCAATGATACAGACCTCAATACATCAATAGATAATGTTGATACGATTTTAAATAAATTCAATGTTGATGCATCACAGGCAGGCAATGTACTGGGACTTTTGACAAAGACAGGACAGGACACCGGGTTATCAATGGATACATTGGAAAATTCGTTGATGCAGAACGGCAGCACCCTAAAAGAAATGGGGTTAGGGATTACAGAAAGTGTAAATTTACTGGCAGCATTTGAAAATAACGGTGTAGATGCAACAACAGCAATGGCAGGCTTGAAAAAGTCTGTTAAGAATTATACCGCAGAGGGATTAAGTACAAATGAAGCACTGCAAAAGACGATTGACAGAATCAAAAACGCCAGCACAGAAACAGAGGCGCTATCTATAGCACAGGAAACGTTTGGCTCTAAAGGTTTTGCGGAAATGGCGCAGGCTATCCGAGAGGGTAAGTTGAGTTTAGACGATTTGGGTGCATCGTTGGACGATTACGGGAACGTAGTACAGGATACCTATGAGGCAACATTAGACCCATGGGACGAAGCGAAAACAACGCTGAATAATCTGAAACTTGCGGGCAGTGATTTGGCAGGCACAGCGTTATCAGCATTGAAGCCTGCCATTGAAAAAGTAACAAGTGCAGTAAAGAACTTTACGGACTGGTTTAGAAACTTGTCAGATGGGCAGAAAGAAACGATTGCTATTATTATGGCAGTTGTGGCAGCTTTAGCCCCGGCACTATTGATTATAAGCAAGGTGGCGGGGGCGATATCGAGCATAATAAACGTATGCAAGATGTTACAGCCTGCGATTGCAGCAGTAAATGCAGTAATGGCAGCAAACCCTGTAATGATAGTAGTGATAGCAATAGCCGCACTGGTGGCGGCGTTGGTTGTCTTATATAACAAGTGTGAATGGTTCAGAGAGATAGTTGACGGTATTTTTTCTGCAATCAAAGATTTTGTGGGAAATGCCATTGATGCAATCAAAGAATTTATAAGCGCAGTATGGGACAAAATACAGGAGATATGGGGATTTATACAGCCGTACATAGAAATGATATGGGGCGTAATTCAGCAGATCATGGCAGATATTGCACAGATTTTTAGCAACACATGGGAGATCATAAAAGCAGTGTGGGATTTGGTAGCACCGTATTTTATGATTTTGTGGGAAGCAATAAAAACTGTATTTTCTGTAGTTGGCGAAGTGCTAAGCGGCTTCTTTTCGGTTGCGTGGGAGCTGATTAAAACCGTTTGGGACGTTGCGGTAATGTACTTTACTACAATTTGGGAAAATATCAAAATTGTATTTTCTGTAGTAGCGGAAGTGCTGGGGGCGTTCTTTAGTACGGCGTGGGAAGTCATAAAGGCAGTATGGGACGTTGTAGTAGCGTATTTCCAAGCGGTATGGAACGGTATTAAAACAATCTTTTCAGTAGTAAAAGATGTATTAACGGGGAATTTCAGTGACGCATGGAACGGAATTAAAAGCATTTGGGCTGGTTTTGCTAATTTCTTCAGCACAGCATGGAACAGTGTAAAAACAATATTCAGTGCAGTAGGAAATTTCTTTAGGACAACATTTAGTGCAGCGTGGGAGGCTGTAAAACAGGTATTTGCAAACTGGGGCAGCTTTTTCAGCGGCTTATGGGACAGAATCAAAAGCACGTTTTCTAATTTGGGCACTGCAATATCAAATGCAATCAGCGGGGCAGTACGCGCCGGAATCAACGGAGTAATAAGCACGATTGAAAGAACTATTAACAGTGCAATAGGGCTGATTAACGGGGCAATCGGTTTAATCAATAAGATACCGGGCGTAAACATAGGCGGGCTGGGATATTTAAGCCTGCCAAGGCTGGCACATGGTGGTGTATTACAGAATGGTGCGGCAATGGTTGCAGAGGCGGGACCAGAGTTAATACAAATGGTAAACGGTCAGACGATTGTAACACCATTGACACAGACGGCGAGAAATACCGCAATGGATACCGTAAACGGTAAACAGGGCGGCAGTACAACAAATGAAATTCAATTGAAAATTGAGAATTTTTACAACAACAGGGAACAGGACATAAGAGAACTTACAGAGGAAATATTGGAAATTGCAGACCAAATAAAAGAAAGGGAAGAGGCGGCATATGCTTAGTGAATATTTTGAAAGTGCAAATAGCTTTACCTATAACGGCATAAATTCGTTGGATATGGGGTTATTTATTACAGGGCAGAGTGCCGCCGATTCAGCAGCAGAGCCGGAGATTGAAACCGTAGAAGTGCCAGCAAAGGGCATATTGATACAGGACAATAGAATAGACACGCTGGACAATCAGAGATTTAAAGATTACGAGCAGAAATATACATGCTGTGTAGATGCGACACAGGGCAGGAGCTTAGAAGAACTGGCACACAGCATTTATATGTGGCTGTATGCGCCGGGAATAGAGTATAGCAGGCTGTACGACACTTACAATACAGAACGCTATAGGCTGGCGTATATAAACAGTAATGCCAGCGTGTCAGAACTGGCAAAGCGGTTACTGGGAGAGATAGAAATAACATTCATGTGCAAAGCATATGAAAGGCGGCTGAATGGGGATAAGACAATAACCCTAACGAAAGCAGCAACCATATACAACACAGAGGGATTTACGGCAACGCCGTATATAAAAATAACGGGAAATGGTGGTATTACGCTGTATATCAATAACCGGGCACATACCTTTAAAGATGTGAACGAATATATTGAGATTGATGGCGAAATAATGAACGCATACAAAGGCGATTTGCTACAAAACAGTAAAATGGTTACTACTCTTTTCCCAAAGCTGGCAGCAGGAGCAAATAACATAAGCTGGGCTGGCAATGTTACAAAAGTGGAAATTATACCGAGGTGGTGCAGACTTTGATACCGATTCTATATGATGCCTTAGAAAAAGATTTTACGACAAATGGAATAGGGTTTTTAACAGATGCGGTAAGCTGTATTGTAACCGAGGAAAGAAACGGAATATATGAGCTTGCGTTGACGTATCCGACAAAAGGACATTTGGCGAAATACTTAGAGAATGACGCAATCATAAAAGCAAAGGCGAATGATGAAGATAACCCGCAGCTTTTCCGTATTTACAACCATACGAAAGCTGTAGGAGAAAATACAACATGGTACGGGGAACATATCAGTTATGAACTGAACGGCAACCCGGTAGACTGTTTTACAGTAAGCGAGGTAAACGGAGAACGGGCATTACATGAGTTGCTGGACGCAGCGATATTGCCACATGAGTTTACCTGTGCAAGTGATATTACCACAACCAACAGCACCAGTATAGACGGGGCTGTAAGCGTCAGAAACGCTATGGGCGGCACAGAGGGCAGCTTATTGGACGTATGGGGTGGAGAATATCACTACGACAATTACAGAGTAGAGCTTTTAAAAGCAAGGGGCGTAGACAATGGCGTAACGATTGAGTACGGCAAGAATCTGATAGATGCAAAGCAGGAAAAGAATATTGCAGATGTTGTAACGGTAATTTTCCCATATGCGAAATATACCGCAGAGGGAGCGGAGCAGAAAACATACATAACATTGCCGGAAAAGGTATTACAGCATGAGAATGCAAACAAATATGCAACGCTGCGGTGTGAGATTGTAGACTTTTCCGGGGAATGGGAAAGCGGAACAATAATTACTACTGACATGCTGCGAGCAAAGGCAAAAGAGTATTTGGGCAAATTAAGCACAGAGCCAAAAGTAAATATTACCTTGTCTTTTGCATCGTTGAAGAAAACCAAAGATTATAAAAATATAAAGGCTTTTGAGAGTGTAAAGCTGTGCGATATTGTTACGGTTAAAATCTTGCCGCTTGATATCAACGTAAAAGCAAAGATTACGAAAGTAAAATATGACAGCATAAAAGAACGTTACGAATCGCTTGAAATTGGAGCAGCCCGCACGAATCTGACTAAAACCATTACTGCGGCACAGAAAGAGGCGCAGGAGCTGATAGTAAAGAACCAGACAAGAGCGGAGCAAATCAAAAAGCAGATTGAGAACACCATTAAAAATGTGACTGCGGCAATCACTGGCAACAGCGGCGGGTATGTAGTATTGCACCCGGAAAAGAACCCGCAGGAAATATTTATACTGGATACGCCGGATATGTCCAAGGCTAAAAATGTATGGCGTTGGAATCTTGCCGGACTGGGGCATAGTAGCACAGGTGTAAACGGAGAATTTACAACAGCAATTACCGCAGACGGTCAGATAGTAGCAAACTTTATTACAGCCGGGGAATTAACCGGGGCTATCTTAAAAGCCGGAACAGTGTACGCAGAGGCATTAGATGTAGAGTACAGGAATAAAGTAACCAAACATGCAACAGATGCAGCAGAGGCGGCATTAAGCAGTGCAAAGCAGTATGCGAATGGATTACAGGAAAGTACCAACAAAGAAATTCAAGATGTAAACGATGCTATTTCAAATATCAATAATGAACTGGAAACAACAGTAGCAGACGGGATTGTTACGGAATCTGAAAAAGCTGCAATCCAGAAAATGTTGCAGATCATTGTGAAAGAAAAAGAAGAGGCAGACGCAAAACACGAAGAATTATTTGACAATGATTATGTGCCGCATGCGGAATTGAACGCAATGCATAAAGCATGGCTTGCTGTGTTCGGAACGGCAAACACAGCCAAATATAATGTGCTGGTTGCGGCAATCAATGATGTTGTAAATTCCGAAACAAAAGAAGAAATTGAAAAAAATATGGAAACGTACAGAACTGCATACAGTGAGTATGGCAGTGCGGTTACGGAGTACCAGACAGCCGTAGCTATTGCGATAGAGGCAGCAGCAAATGCATATGCAGCAGATAAAGCAAACAGCGTAGGCGAAACCGTCACAAAGGAAATGACGGCAAAAATTGAAAGTACAGCATCAGAAATCACATTGCTGTGCAAAACCATTGAAGAGTACAACATGCACAATTATGTTGCGGGTGGCGATTTTAAAGGCGGTTTTACCGATGAGTGGTATACGAGCAGCGAAAACAACGCAGTTATTACAGACAGCACACTGGGAATATGTGCGAAGATTTTAAAAACTTCCAGTACATCATCATACATACGGTGCAAGATTGGAGTATTGCCAGCCGGAACGTACAGGGTACGGTATAAGGCGGCAACTGCAAGCGGATACGAAAGCACTGCAAGGATACAGTGCAGCTTTTATACCTATCAGACAACCGCAGCCGGATTGCTGAAAAGCACAGAATGGACAACCATAGAAAGAGAAGTGACATTACCAGAAAGCACGAGCACAAGATATTTATATCTGTATGCCTACGTGCAAGGGGCAACAGTATATGTAAAAGATGTAGAAGTACTGGGGCAGATGTCGGTATACACAGAAGCACAGTTAAAAATAAACAGTGATTCTATTACGCAGGAAGTTAAAAGAGCCAAGGGTATAGAGGAAGAATTAAGAGCCTCTATTAAAGTGAATGCCGACAATATCACAAGCTGTGTAACAAAGGGAAATGTGGGTAGTTACATTACGCAGTATTACAACAATGTCATTGTTGCATTTAACAATAACTCAAAATATGTGCAAATTAGTGCAGGAGAAATTGCAGTATATGATAATGGAGTAAGTGCATCAAAAAAACGTGCAGTGTTCGACCAAAACGGCAATCATTTTTACAGAGATAACTACTATGTGGGGAAAATTGGTACAAATCAATGGACAAGTAACAATGCACACAAAGGACTTGTATTTGATTTAGAGCCGCAGGGTAAGTATATGGCATGGGCACAAAGGGCAACCGAGAGTGCAAGCGGATACACAACGATTTTATGTTACTCAAGGGCAAACAGTATATATACAAACGCTGGTTTAAATTTAGGCTGCAATATGTATGGCAACGGCTGGATACTGGACAATGTAGACCTGCGGAACTGTAGCGCAAATGGTTATACAACTTTTACAGGGACATTACCAGTTGTATTGGAAATACATAAAACAGACAATAACGGCGGTATTGGTTGGACATATGGAAACGTGTATATAAAGAATGGCTTAATAACAAGTATTCCACAATAAAGGAGCAGGACATGGAAAAAGAACAGGTTGAAATTACAGAAGAGGCAACACCGTTGCCGCTTGAATTAAATAAAGCACCAGCACCATTACAGGAAGAGGAAAACAAAGCAAAGACGGATACATTTAATTTTACAGAGGCAGTATTGCTTGCAATGAATGAAGAATAAAGGAGAGTGCGCAATGAGCAAAGAACAGGAAGAAATGCAGCAGGCAACAGAGGAACATATAGAGCAGCCGTTACCAGATGAACCAAAAGAGGAACAGAGTGAGCCAATGGGAATACTTACAAGCCGAGCGCATGAAGATATGACATTAGCAATTTTACAAGTACAGGCAGCCTATGGACTGCCAGCATATTTAACAGATCTGATTGTAACGGCAGTGCTTGCGGATATCCGGGGCTGTGCAAATAAGGATTTGCTTAATACATTGAGCAGAAAGGAGTAGCACATGGCGTTACAGAATGTACAGAGAATACAGATTGAGCTTGACGGCAGCGCACCTTTTGAGTATGTCGTGGCAAAAGCTGGGGAAAAAGAAAGCCGGATAGTGGAAGTTACACTGTTGGAGAATAAGAAAGAGTTTACCATACCAGCCGGGACAACAGCAAAAATTAAGTATTACAAGCCAGACGGCAAATTTGTATTGAACAATGCCACAATCAGCGGGAATGTTATTACAGTGACATATACAAAGCAGATGCTGGCAGTTTCCGGCACTGGGCGTGGGGAAATTGTTTTATACAACGGAACAGCCGTATTACGAAGCGCAACGTATTACACGAAGATTACACCAACGGTGTACAAGGAAAATGGGCTGATAAGTGATAATGAGTTTTTGGATATGGCAGAAAGCATTATTGCAATGAATCAGCAGACAGATAAGGCAATAAATGTAACCAAGAGTGCAGAACAGGCGGCAGCAGATGCCAATACAGCAACAGCAGCAGCCAATAGTGCAGCGAAAGCGGGAAATGCAGCAGCCGCAGCCGGGAACAGCGCAGCCAAGGCAGCGAATGATGCAGCAGAGGCGGCAAATAATGCAGCAAACAGTGTAGCACAGACAAAGAAAGATGCAACAGCGGCAGCAGAAGCCGCCAACAGTGCAGCCAAGGCAGCAAACGAAGCGACCACAGCAGCCAATAGTGCAGCGAAAGCGGGAAATGCAGCAGCCGCAGCCGGGAACAGCGCAGCCAAGGCAGCGAATGATGCAGCAGCAGCGGCAAATGAAGCCAAAGCCAATACAGTAACAGCAACACAGAACGCACAGACAGCAACCAGCGAGGCGAACACAAAGGCAGCAGCCGCCAATAATGCAGCCGTAGCGGCAAATAAAGCGGCGGCAGCCTGTGAGAATATGGCAAAGGGAATTAACAGTATGACGGACAGCACAACGGGCATTACCTACACAATAGGGATTAACGGCGGCATGGTGTATTTAGAATCAGTATAAGGAGCAGAGCATGGCAAGAATTTATTTAGCGGATAAAGAAACATTGGACAGTACGCACGCAAATACAAATGCAATTCTGGCAGCATTAGAGGAAAGCGGCGGGGAACATAAGAAAGCGGTACGTTATGGTATCAAAATCAGCAAGAGCGACAGCGGAAAGAAAAGCCGGGTAACGTACCTATATGACGCTGTAGGCATGACCCCTGCGGCGATGAACTATACAGACGGTGTTTTTAACTATGGTAGCTGGGGCAATGTGGAATTTGTAAAGAATAACTACCCTTGCATGGTTAAGTTTGACGGTACAGAGGACTACAAGTTACTGGCAACAGATTACTCATTAAAGGCAGACGGAACAACGGCAAGCGATGTGGCAAACGTGGATTATGCGGGTAATGCAATGGCAGCATTTAAGGGCGGCTGGCTGTGCCAGTACGAAACGGCTACAGACGAATACATCATTTGGAGTAATGTAAAATACGATGACGGGTACAACGCATACCACAGAACAGCACCAGACGGAGTTATCAGAGAGGGATTCTACCGCAGAATCTACACACCTGCATTATTAAATAATGTAGCAAGGTCATTAAGTGGGCAGCAGCCAATGGCAAGCAAAAATGCAACGCAGGAACGTACATACATTAAAGCAAACGGCGATGTATGGGAGCATACAAGCTGGTGGGAATGGAATTATATTATTGCACTGTTAAAGATTATGGCAAAATCAGAGGATTTACAGGAAGCATACGGCAATGGAAACATGAGCGGTTATGTGAATGATTCAACGAAGTATTACGGAGTACTTGCCACAGGCAGTATGGACGATAAAGGGCAGTTTTACGGATATAATGCCGGAAATAAACAGATTAAGGTATTCCATACAGAGGCAATGTGGGGCGATCAGTGGGAGCGTATCTGTCAAATGGTTTGTGATAAAGGCGTTGTGAAAGTGCAGCCATATGGAGATTGTAATTTAACTGGTGCAGGATTTGAAAAAGTGCTAGATTTTGCAGATTACGGAGTAAGTGGTAGCGTTGGCGGCTACATGAAAGATACCGTTATGACGAAAGCGGGACGTTTCCCGGTAACATATACAGGCAGCAGCTCAACATATCTGTGTGATTACTTTTGGTTGAATACAGGCATTGTGGCTGTGCCTCTTGTGGGCGGCAGCTGCAACGGCGGGCTGGATTGCGGGG